CCCCTGATACTTAGCTGCGGCAGCGTAAGTACCCAAACCCTGACGTGCCATTTGAATTGGGCTCAAGCCAACAAGACCATCAAAGCTCAAGCCGCGAATGTGCAAGATCGTTGACTGCGTGTACGGGCCTTTCTTGCCATCCACGACGTACAAGGGATAACCCTCACTTGATCGCGTGACCTTCACTCGACTCGGATCAAGAGGCCAAAGCTCAACAACACCGTTGCTTGACTTGATCTTCAAAACAAAAGCGTTGCCCCAGAGCAACAGTGACAAGACGATCTGCTCAACCATTTCGTCACCGGCCATGTACTGGTTCGGGAACGCCAGCAACTTCGCTGCTCGATGCGACGGTGTTTCAACCCTTGAACCGTCACTATCCGTCCGATAAACCTTCAAAGGCAACGAACCAACAGCACCAGCCACGAGCTGCACTGCAGCCCAAACGGGCACCAGCTGCACACTCGTTTTTGGCGAAACGTTCTCACCCGAATACGTTGAGCCCAAAATCAAGGTGTCGTCGTTGATGAACTCGACAGGGACTGCGCTGCGCGCTGTCCAACGGTCAAACAGTCCCAATGGGTTCCCTTCGTTAGAGCGTGATTAGATCGCGCTGCTCGTAAATGCTGCCCACACCGTCTTGCTCGTTCGCAACGGTGAACACGAGCAGCAACGCGATCAAAGCGTCGATCTTGCCCGTCCCAACTTGATTGGTACGGCCCTTCGAAATCCGCCAGCCGCGCTCAGTTTCACGGACCGCACCCGACTGCACATGCGACTCAAACACCGGATCGCCGTTGTGCACAATCTCGCCACGGTTCACGGCTTCAAGCAAGCGAGCGCAAGCCGGAACGGTGCGCTGGTTCGTCATCGGGAACTCAACCATCAACAGGCCGCGACCTTCAAGCTCCTGTGCCGAACGACTGAACGCCCAACGGTCGTAAACGACGCCCTGCACCGAATAGAAATCAGCAAGTTGACTGATGTGGTTCTCAATCAAGGACAGCTGCAGCTCGCCGCCCTCTGGTGGCTCAAAGACAGTCGCCTCAGCCATCCAAACGCCAGGCGCATCATCCACGCCCGGTCGCTGCGAAATGACCACCACGGCGCTCGTGTCGTGCCGCAAGCCAATGTCAACGCCAACCCAAACATCAGCGTGCTCTGGGATGAACATGCCAACTTCAGCCAATGCGCCCCACTTGCCCGGCTCGATCCAAGCATCCTCAAGGCTCGTGCACCACTGGTTGCAGGCGTACCGCAACCACTCGCGCTGATGCGTTGAAGGCGAATCAAGACGGCGCTTCAAATCTTGCTCAGTGACAAACGATGAGGGGTTCGCCTTCTTGACGAGCTTCACGTCGTCCGTGTCTTGCCCCTCGGGAACCGCCCACTCGTGCGCCACGAAAGTGCCGTCTTCACTACGAGCCCGCAAATGAAACCCATCCAGCTTTCGATCTTCCAAGAGATGCGCCCGCTCTCGCAACCGCCCGAGTGGGCTCTTGAAATCAGCGCCAGCTGTAGAAATCGTAACCATGCTGCCATTGCGCTTCCCCAATCCGTCGCGGAACACTGCGTACAAATCAGGCGTCTTATGACGGTGCAGTTCATCCACAAGCGCAAGGGTTGGCGCAACGCCATCGCCCGTATCCGCGCCAGCGGCAAGAGTCTTAATGAACCCCGAACCTTCGCGCCGGCGTAGCTCCCGGTAGCCAGGGCGAGCGAGGATCAGCTGCTGCAGCGCCTCTGACCGATTCACAAACCCCAAAGCGTGCTGGTACATCAGCGACGCTTGATCCCTCGACGCGGCAGCGATGTAACACCGAGCGTCATCAGTTGTCAGCAAATGAAACAAAGCCGTTGCTGCGAAGAGCGTGGTTTTACCGTTGCCTTTTGGCAAGATCACAACCATCTCTTTGGCCCCATCGAAATGATCGAGCAACACGCCCTTCTGCCAATCCTCAAGGACCAACGGGCCACCGTTCTCGGTAATCAACAGGCCAGAACAGAACCTGTCAAAGACATCAAGCGTTTGTCTTGCGTTCTCTGAGTGCGGAGAGTTCGTCAAGGATTGTTGGCGCTTTTCCCCCGTCGCCTTCTTCATGTTTCTTCTCCCACGGTCGCTCAAGCAGGTATTTGATTGCCTGCACATTCCCCTGAAGCGCTTCGTGCTCCAACAACGCGACGAGCTGCTTGACCGACAACTGGCCGGCGCGTTCGTCTTTGACCAACTCCGCAGGAGCTGGCTTGCGGCGTTGCGGCTTCGCGGCGTCATAGGCCTGGGCAAACTCAAACTTTTCGCCCTCGGTTTGCAGCCGTCCCAACTTGAGCCACTGAGCAATCGTGCGGTCACTGACACCGACTTCAAGGTTCGCGTTCTTCTGCGATTGGCCTGACTCAACAAGTTCAAGCCACGTCTTGCGGCGTTCGGGGGTGAACCTGATTACTTTGGCCGCCATGTATCTACGACCTTCCCAGCTTGGCGCTGTTTTTTACGGGCACACAGGGGCAGGGTTCGCAAAAAGTTCATCAGAAAAAAGTTGGCCGTCGTCGGCGAGTCCTTGCAAGGCTTGCCATGCGATTCGCCGCGATACGCGCGACTGCTTGCTGCGTCCCTTGTTCCTGCTCACGTTGCATTCTTTGTGCGACGCGCGCACGTTGCGGTAGCTGTGCTCGCCACCTTCAGACAGGGGGATGACGTGGTCAACCTCAAAGGCTTGCGGGTCAGTAGACGGCACTGTGCCAAGTTGTGGGATTGGCTCGCTGCAGATGTGGCAGCAACCTTTGTCGCTTGCGTATACGCGCCCAGGATGTACGTGCTCAAACCTTGCTGCGTTGCGTATTGCTTCGATACGCCAATGCCATTGAGCGTTGCGCGTCAATCGGTCAGTGCAAGCATCGGTGCATCCAACGGACATTCCCTTTGCCATAAATGGTTCTGGGTTGCCGCATCCTAAGCACATCGGGTGATAGACGAACTCGCCCATGTGACTCACGGAGTGGCTCAGCTTCTTTGCTTCTTGTCGACGGCGAGTTTGAATCTTCTTGATGCGACGTTGTTTCTTAGCGGCGGCTCGGGTGCACGCGACGCACGTCGGTTTGCCTGAGTCCCAATAGAACGTGATTTGCCCAGCTTTTATGCGTTTGGCAGCTTGCTCGTTGTCTTCGTTACGAATGTCGTAACCACACACGTGGCATTGCCAACTGTGAGGCACGCACTCGGCGCAAATCGAGGAGCTTGTGCCCTTGCGCCCACGGACGTTGCTCATTGCTGGCACGAAACTGACGTTGCAACGCAAGCATTGTCGCGGTTTAATCCGCGCTTCCCGATGCCGGTTAAGCCGCTCACCGGCGCACGCTTCGCAATACATTGGAAGCCGTTGCCGTGCAGCATCAACAAGCCGGTTCATTGGCTTGCCGCACTCTGCGCATGGCCTAATGCAAGTAGCTGGAATTGCTTGAACTGCCCCTGTCACGTCTGCCCCCTGATTCAGTACCAGAGTGAAGCTAATACACAACACGGACGTAACGTAATTGCGTGTAAGTTGCCTCGTTTAGCGGGCTCGCTTAGCCCTGTCTCTTGACTCAATGCGGTTGTGGCATGACCTGCAGCACACCACAAGGTTTGTCTGATCGGTGAGGCTGCCGCCCTCTGAAATTGGTGTGACGTGATGGACAACAAGGTCAATCGACGTGCCGCACTCAATGCAAGCTGATTGCGCGTTACGGATGGCTGTGGCTCGCGCTTGCTGCCATTCCCGTGATTGGTACGGACGGTTGCGGCGATGTGGTTGCCGTGCCCTGGCTTGTTCGTACGAGCGCCGGGCTTTCGGTTTGCAGTCCGTGCACCGGCTGCTTGACCCGAGTTGAATGAGCCGACCACACGACAGGCACGAGGTGAGCATTACGCTCCAATGAGTTCAACCCACGGTGCGCCGAACTTAGAGCTGCCCGATGTCAACGTGGGGATTGACGTGCCGCCAGTCCACGTCGTGGCGCGGCTGTAAACCATTTGCTCTGATGTCACTGACCCAGTCGTTGCGATCAGCAAGGATTCTGACATGGCGAACGAACCGTAGTTCGCTGCTTGAATCAACGGGATCGTAGGTGATGTTGCGCCGTACACGATCACGCCAAGCCAAAGTTTCGTGCCGACTGTGAGTGCAAGTGTCGTGTTCAACGCGAGGCTTGTGGTGTTAGAGAACGTAGTGCTGACCGCGCCGCTCGTAACAAGATTTCCTGAGTACGCCAAGACTGTGCCGCTCGTGTTCCAAACGCACAAACGAACGTCAGTTAGGTTGCTGCCAGCCGTCGTGAACCGGCACCTGATCTTGTCGTAGTTGCCCGTTGCTAGGCAAGTTGCTTTTGCACCGATGGCGTCTTGGTTTGCTGGTTGGTAACCCGTTGTTGCAATCGTGATGGGCACGGTTCCGCAGTTTGTCGTCCGGCTCGCATACCAGAAACTGCCAGCCGCGTCCATCGCCGGATTCGTGGTGCTGATCGACGTGCCAGACACTGTGGTGCCAGCCGACACGAGCTTTGAAGCCGCGACGTAAGCACTCGGGCTTGAGGTTCCCGTCGTTAGATACGGGCTGATGTTTCCTTCACCAACTGCCTCAGAGGCGAGCAATGGTTGAGTGATCGCACCATTGGCAATGTCCGCTGTGGCAATCGTGCCATTAACGATCTTTGCGCTCGTGACTGAACTGTCAGCAAGCTTCGCAGTGGTGACTGCTGAGTCACGAATCACGCCAGTGCTCACGGCTTCACTGCCCGAAGTGTTAGCGAGCTTGATGTTCGTGACGTTACGGTCAGCGATCTTTGCAGTCGTCACACCGCTCGCCTTCACTTCAACGGTTGCACCACCACCGCCGGAATTCCACGCAGGAGTCAGAAAACTAGTAGTGCTCAACTCCAGACTTGAACTGTTATCAACTGCCTGCGAATCCACGATGTAGTTCGGGAACGTGCTGCCCGTCTGAATGCCTTGCGGGGCAATCGGGTACGCGCCGTAAAGCAAAGAGTTCTTAGCAACCGCCAAACGCATCGTTCCTGCACTACTGCTCAAGGTTGTTTCAGCTTGAATACTTGACGAGAGCCGCAAGAAATTGCCTTGCGCGGCAAAAGCGTAATTGGCAGAGTCAATGTCCGGGGTTGCTTGCTTCCAAACCGACGTAGCAGTGCCAGGCACATCACCGCTCACCGCATCAACAACGCACACGTAAAGAGTGCCGCTGTACGTGACGTAAGTGCCAGCCGTGTACGCCTGCGCAGTCCACGCGACGGGTGAGCCATAGTCAAGTGTCTTGATGCAAACGAATTGCTCGGCGTTGTAATGAACGATGTCGCCAGCGTTGTAACTGTTGCTGCTCGACCACGCTGCTCGCCAGGTGTAACGACCGTTACCGATGCTTAACCCTGAGACGGGCCACGGGTTCGTTTGCGTTGAATCTTTGGGGCCATAAAGCGTGTTGGTGTTTTGGTCAAACGCGAAGTCTCCATCGCCACCCAGGTCAGAGGAGGGCGCGACTGGAACGTATATGCCCGCGCCTGAGCTCGTGCGGGGAATAATGTTGATTACTCCTGCGGGTGGGCCGTCATACGGCATTTAATTCCTCACTTGCTTTGCGATTGGCCGAAACTAACCCACGATGTGCCATCGCAAGCCAGCATGATCGTCGTGCTTTTACCCAAGCCCACAGCAACAGAATTGCTTGCGGTCGTTTGAATTGCCAACGTTGAAGCCCTGTCGTTACGCACCCAGAACACGGTTCCCGCTGGCACAGCGGTCGGAACGGGAATAATGAGCGTTGCGACACTTGCGGAAGTAACGCGGATCAAACTGCTGTTTGCCGTGACCGAATACGACGTTGACGTAACAGGCGTGTAATTCGTGCGAAGCGCCGTCGAGCCCGTGACAACTTGGCCGTACTGGTTGACTTGAACGCTGTTGTAAGGCGTGGTGCTCTGGTTGTCCGTGATGCCGGTTGCGCTGATCGAGCCCGTTGCACCAGTGGCTCCTGTTGCTCCTGTTGCCCCGCGAGTACCAGTCACGCTCACAGTCCAAGCTGAGAAAGTCCCCGAGCCAACGCCATAGGTCACGCTCACAGTCATTGACGAACTGCTAACAGCTGTGATGATTGCGTCCATGTACGTAGTCGGAGCCGCGGTCACTGCTACCCGCACTTGCTGCCCGACTGCGAGAGCGTGATAACCCAATGGGGTTGTCAACGCAAACGTCTTAGTGCCACTGCCGTTTTGCGTGTTGGTGCTCGTTGAAGTAATGCCCTCAAAGCCAGCGCCCTGCGGCCCAGCGACGGTCGAATCGGCTCCCGTTGCTCCTGTTGCCCCCGTGTCACCTTTCGGGCCAGTTGCGCCCGTGGCGCCCGTCGCGCCAGTTAATCCCGTAGCGCCTTGAATGCCTTGCGGCCCCTGAGCGCCAGTCGCACCCGTTGAGCCAGTTGAGCCTTTCGAAGCAAGCAACACCCATTTCGAGCTGACACCCGGAACATCAGACGACAAGGTTGCAGCGTTACTGATGTAACTGCTGCCCTGGTAACTCACGCACGAATACAACGGAAAC